GTCAAAGATAGCTCTTTGTAATCTTGCAAGAGCTCCGACCGCAGTTATATTGATGACCGTTGGCGATGCTATTTCACCACCGACCGTCACAACTTGTCGAATATCAGAAATGCGCCCGCCCCAAATTGCAACGTAATCGCCGTTAGAGTCTTGGACTTCGATTGTGATTGAAGTGTTGATTGTAAAACTGTAAACGGTTTCGTCGGTATTAATAAGCTGTAATTGGCAATAGCCAGCTGGGGTTGGCGTATTAATATCACTTCGACCGCTTGTGATATTAAGATTGGCAAGCGTAACCGATGTTACTTCGGTGCCATTGGCTTTAATGCGCCAAACGGGTGTCCAAGCCGTCATAAGATTTGTGCGCTCGTTCTAAGGTCGCCCGCTCCAGTTGTACCGCGGTTTGTTGAGTTATTTAAAGCCAAAACGACTGCGCGAGTAAAGCCTTCTTCATCGATAATGCTTGGAGCATTTACGTTTATGTATACAGTGTTTTTTTCTTCACTGATGCGGCGACCACCGAGATTTAATGGAGAACCAGAAGTTCCACTTTTGATTCCAATATTAAAAGCATCAAATGCTGCGTTCGTTCCAGCAATGACGCCAGAAATGGTATCTGCAATGCTCGAACCGCCACCAGATTTACCTCCACCAGTTGAACCACCGCCGCCACCACTTGAACCGCCAGTTCCTCCACCAGTTGTTCCGCCGCCTAAAGTTGCCCCGCCAAAAGGTAAATTAGCGGTGGGAATACTTCCAGTCATTGCAGAACTTGTGCCGATTTTCGGAATTGTAGAAATGTTAGGCAACAACGGAATGGCGTTGTAAGCGCGAATAATTTTATTTACCGCATCAATAACGTCGTTTGCCAATTCCTTTACCTTGTTGGTCACCGTTGCGATTACTGTGATGATTCCAGCAATAGTTGCGCCAACTGCCTTAATAGCTGCAACTAAACCATTTTCAAAAATAGGGATTAGGAAGTTTTTAACAAAAGCCCACAAATCACGCAAGGCTTCTTCGTTGTCTTTAAATGCTTTTACAATCGGGTCAACTGCTGCGCGTTTCGCTTCTTGGAATTTAGGGATTAAAACATTGACGAAATAATCTAAAAGCTGGCGTAAGACTGGAAGTAATGCGGCTCCAACCGATTCTTTTGCTTCATCAAAACTTACTTTGAGTCGCGCAATTTGACCCGCAAATGTATTTGCTTGGACGGTCGCTGAACCTTCAAAGGTATTTGATAATTCTTTTACTATTCCTTCAAAACCTAAAGTTTTTGCTTCAGCTGCGCTAATACCTACACCAAGACGAGCCAGTGAAGAAGTATTACCTTCGTAGGCTTTTGCCAGCGCATTGGAAACTGTTTCGACGTCTTTCCCTGTTGCGGCGGAGATATCCAAAGCTAGTTTTAAAAGGTCTTGTGATTTTGTAACGTCCCCAGTTGCTGTAGCTAAGCGCTGAAGTGCTGGGCGTAATTTATCGTCCGCAACGCCAGTGGCAAGAGAAGTCTTAAGAATCTGTTCCTCAACCGCTTTTATCTGCGCGTCGGTTGCCTTTGTAACATTTTGTAATGCATTAGCCAAACGCTCTTGAGCCGCTTCATCTTCAATTGCAGCTTTTACGCCTTCAATTGCTAATTTGCCAGCATAAGCGGCAGCTGCAGCAGCAGCGGCGGCAAATGCAGCGGCTGCTACCTTGCCAAACTTTTCAAGCTTGCCGCCAAACCCTTCGACTTCTTTTGAGCCGACGTCAAGGTTTTTCTTTAGATTGTCTACGTCCGCAAGAATGGAAAGTTTGAGCGTTCTACTTCCTGCCATTACTTATCCCACTCCTTTAAAATCTTGGAAAATGCTTCTTCCCATTTTTTGACTAGTTGAGGCTGAATCTTGCGCAATGCTGGGTAGATAAAGTATCCAGCGTTGCCGCGACCCTTGCGGGGTGTACGTCGTGGGAACTGAGGATACCTATTAGCTCCAAACTCATAACCCGCCCAGAGGTCTTTTGTTGATGCACCACCAGAAAAACGCTGACTGGCAAAACCGTAGCTGAATTCTCCAATTTTTGATGACTTGGATACTCGAACCCCGCTTGTGATTCGGTCAACAACTTCTTGTCCAAAAGTGCGCGTAATGCCATAAGCTCGAACTTCATTTGCAGCGTATTGAGCCAACGCAGAACTTTCGCGTTTTGCTTGGTCTGTTGCTTCATCGTCCATCGCTTTAAACGCTGAGATAATGGAGCGCAATTCGCGGCGGTCGTATGAAATCGGCTCATCTGCCACCTTTGCGCTCCTTCAATATCTCAATCGCTGTTAATACTGAGTCGATGTCCATCCATTCGCTCATTGGTATGCCAGTTGCAATTGCCAACTCAATTATGAGTCGGTTTATGCTTCCAGCGTCGAAGCTTTTGGGCTTTCATCTCCAATCGTCATTTCTTCAACTGACAATTCCCAAACCTCTTGGGATTTTGTCGGCTTTCCTGCAGCTTCTCGCTTGTAGGCGAAATAAGCTAGGTCGAGGAAGTCGGCTTGCTGGTAAGCGGCAATATCTTTCATTGAGTAGATTGATTTGCCAGTTTTACGTTCCCATTTTGCCCATTCGGGCAATCCGACGTTGTAGGCGACTTCCTCGCCGTTTGTGTATTTAATTGTTATTGATAGTTTCATTGCTCCCGTTTCCTATCTTTTAGCTAAATGTCTCTGTGACTTCACCCTTAGCAATCTTGAAGGTGAACGATACGGTCTGCGCATCGATTCCAGAACCGCCCGCGGTTGGAAACTCTGGGAGGATTGGAAATACAAATTGAGCGCCTGTTGCTGCGGTCATTGTTACGCTGATTGTGGTGTCTGGTGCTGATTCAGCTGCAGCCCAAAGAGCTTCGCAAACTGAGTTTGCCTTGCCCCAATCTGCAAGCATATCGAGCTGAAATGTGCCTTCGATGTTAACGGTCTTGTAAGCCTCGCCATCGAGAGTCTGATAAGTCTCGCGTACGTTTGTTTTTGTCAAAACTGCGTTGGTAGCTTGGGCTTCGATATCTGTTCCACCTGTGAAAGATAGCGAAACGTCGCGACCAGTAATAACTACTGTTGCCACTCTTTTCTCCTTAGTTTGTCTGGGTGTAGTAGGTGGAAACGCGAATATCTGCGGTCAATAAATTAACCGTTCCAACTTGCGTAACCGTTGGTCGTTCTACCAATCCGACAATGTAGCCGTCTGGTATTACCGCCAAAACTGACATTATTAGTTTTTCAAGATTATCCAGTGAAGCTGGATTTGAAAGGTAAGCCACGCCGCAGGTGATGACTAAATTGATTTTTGCGTGTAGCGTGGAATCGTTAATTGTGTTTAATTCTAAGTAGGGCGAGTCTGGAACTAAAATTACCGCTGGAACTTGTGGAGCTTCTGGAACATAAGAGTAAACATTTGCCGCAACACCAGCAAAAGCATTTGCGAGTGGTGTGCGGATAGAGGAATCAATTGAAGATGCTGGCATTAGAGAGCCATCGCATCGGTGTCAAGGTAAGCGCCCAAAAGACCGCTTACGCGATTAAACAAACTGCGTCCCATACGGTAAGGGCTAACGGTAAAATCTATTCCTTCGATTTGTCCACCTGCAGCTGTGCGCGACTGGAAAATTTCAACACTTGTAGCAAGAATTGCAGACTCGACGGCGGAGTTTCCAACATACGTAGCTGCTCCGACGAGCGTTGCCGTTCCGCTTGGAATAATATTAAATTCATCAACGTCTGCAGCGGTAATTGCGCAGGTGAATTCGTCGTTGGTAACGTCTGTGATTGTTCGTGTTCCATTAAATGTTGCCGATACTCCCGCGATAACTACTTGTTGACCCTGTGAAAACTTGTGGTCGCCTAGTGTAACGAAAGTTGCAACGTTATCTTGTAATTCCGCCTTTTGTAATGGCGCGGCGTATTTGACAAGCATCGGGAGGATAACTGATTCGGCTGAATCAATAATGTCGTCCAAGTAAGCATCATTATACAAAGAAGACGAAACGCCAAGAATTGCACGCAGTTGTGCAGCGGTAACAATTGTCGGCATTTCGTCTCCTTGTCAATAGGTGTTTAGGGCGCGGGAGCACGCCCCAAACGTTGGGTCTTAGGCTACGTTGAGCTTACGGAAAGCGCTTGGGTAGCGGTTGACAACTGCAGCGTATCCATAGAGACCAATCTCTACGCGACCGTTTGCAACGAGATTTGCGCGGAGTTCGATTGTTCCGCTCTCGTGGAAACGCATTGCTGCGGAAGGATATACGAGTGCGTGCTTAGCGTTTGCATCGTCTCCTGTGTAGTTCGGGTCAACGACGAGTGACAATCCTGCGACTGTTCCAGCGGTTGAACCTTGTGAAATTAGACCAGCTGCGTTTGAAGGTAGAGCAGCTGCGAACAATGGACGGTTGGAACCATCGACCGCACCGAGAAGACCTGCGAAATCAATTCCATCTTCTCCACCTGTGTTTGCAACTAGCAAACGATTTGGGGTGAATCGCATTACGCCGTAAGACTCGGAAATACCCTTTGCAATAGCCTTATAGATTGTTGAATCAGAAGACTGAGTAGCGTTCTGAGCTGCAATCTGAGCTGCGTAAGCGTCGGTCTTTTGTGCGTAAGATGCAGCGAGTTCGCGTACAAGCAGGTCAAGAAAATCAGGCGCTGAACGGTCGATGAGTTCGACGTTTACAACATTTGCACCTGCAAATTTGACAATTGTATCTTCTTGGAATGTGACTGCAGTGTCTTGTGAAGCAAATTCAGAACCTTCAGAAGTTACTGCAACGATTGCTTGATTTCCAAGCTTAGGTGTGAACACCTTTAGTCCGCTCGGAGGTAGTGGTGCGCGCTCGATTGAATCGATAAATGGGCGTGAGGAATCAATTACTCCGATGATGTCGGTGAGGTAATTTGGTGGAACCATTCCTGTGTTTTCGGTTGTTGTTGCAATCTGAAGTGCTGCAACAAGGTCACGAGCGTCTGCATCGCCTTGTGCTGCCTTCAATTGCGCCATTGCGTACTGACCAGCTGTTACGTTGGTATTTACGCGTGGAGTTGTGTAATAAGCTGCCTGTACTGGCGCAGCCTTTGCAGCTTCTACCGTTTCTTCGGCAGGAGCTGGAACGGTAGTGTCTGACACTTGTTCTCCTTCGTTTGTTGGCTCTGAATCGGTTGACTCAGAAATCTTTTCTTCTTCTTTTGCGGCTTCAGCTTCAGACGCTGCAACCTCGGAGACGCGAGCGCTTGAAATAGCTGGCTCGGTTACTAATGAAACTTCGATGAGACGCGCTTTTGCAATTGTCATTACGCCATCAATATTCGACCATTCGTCTACTGCTACACCGACACTGAATCCATCGCGTAAGCCTTCCGATGCTTCAACAAGCGCATCTTCTCCAGCCATTGTATTGGCAATTTTAAATGACGCTTCGATTCCATTTGGCGTCACCGTTGCTTCAGTCATACGCCCTAAAGGTCGGGTGAGTTCGTGCTCCCATAAAAGCTTTACGTTTTTGCCAAAATCGATTGAATCCTTTTGGAATACAGTTAAACCTGCAGAAGTGTTGCCTTCTTCTCCCCAAGTAACGATTTTGCCAGAGATTGTCCGCTTGTTTGTATCGGCGGCAGTGATGTTCATTGGAAAATTAATCTTCATCGGATTAAGTCTTCCTCCTCTTGAATTTGCTCAACGCTCATTGCGCCGATGCGGTTTAGGATTTCGTAAACCTGCGCACGCTCAAGTGCTGAGCCGCGTAGGAAATCGTCTAGGTCGATGCGTGTACTTTGTGTGCTTGGGATAAAGTCTGGTAATGAAATTCGCTGTTCGATTGCAGTGATGATTGGGCGTAGTGAGAAGTCAACGAGTGCGCGGCGCTCTTGTAAGGTATTTGAATAAGTCATTGAAGTGACTTCTGCAGACAAAAAATGTGCAGGGATTCCACAAGCGCGGCTAAGTTCTAGCGCGATGTATTGACGAGCTTCGTTAAGCTGTAAAGTCTTAGGGTCAAAACCTAAAGTACTAAGTTCAACATCTGCATTGAGAAATGCGGTCGAACGTTGGCTGCGAGCAGTTTTCCAAGACTCAAGAAGGTTTTTTACGCGCTCGCTTGGAAGATTTGTGCCAGTAGATTTCAATACCATTGTTGGCAATGGCTCTTTTGCATAAAGTTCTGCAGCCTTTTCTAATTCTAAAGCTGCGCGGATTGTGCGTCCCGCTGTATAAAGCAATCCATCGTTCAAACCATAAAATACAACAAGCGAACCTACGCCGCGGGTTGGCACTGGCGTTCCGTCTACGTTATAACCGACAACTGCAGTTGAGTTGGAGTTGTATATCGGTGAAACGCGCTCGTACGGAACGAACGTGGCTGCGCGAACGCGTCCACCGTCGCTTGTGGCATACATCTCTGTAACTTGCCAATAAGCGTTCCCATAAAAAAACAAATCAGCCGCGGTTAACGAATAGACTAAAGAAGCAGGAACGCTTGGGTCGGGTTGATGTATGATTCTAGGTGCTTCGACGTGCGCTCCTGTAGATTTTTCATAAACTTCAAATGGTAGTGAGCCAATAGTGCCGCAAATAATTTGACGAGCGCGCATAACTGCAGGAACCTGCATTGCTTGCGCTTTAGTTGTAGCTGCGCCATTAATTGACGTCCAATAATCACCCATAACGGTGAACGGTTTTAATGCGGCTGCGACGTCAACGGTGTCTTGTGATTTTGTAGCGGGCGCGCCGACAAGAAGGTTTGAAAGTAATCCCATTTGCCATAAATTGTAGCACCTACCACCTAGCCAACGTAAATGTCAACCTCTGTTGGTGGTCGTGTCGCATAATGACTTGCAAGGGCTGAAGCAATCGCCCCAGTGATAATTGCATTTGAGACTTTACGTCCCATTACCCAGCCGCCATCGCCAAAAGGTAATTTGACCGCAGATAAACAATGTTTGGTCAGCTCTAGTTGCCCCGCGTGTTGTAAACGTTGAGCGCTTATTGCTGAAAGAAACTCGTCGCACGCTTGTGCGTAAAGTTGCCCGTCAATTGGCTCGATTTTGATTCCCGCAGGATTTAGGCGGGCTGCAACTGCTGATGCGGTGCGAGCTGAATAGGCGACAAGCTGGGTGGGGAACTTTCGAGCCCAGTCGGCAATGTCATTTGCAACCTGTTTATCGTCAAGGTTTGAGTTAGACGTCCAAGTGTGAAGCAATTGGATTTGAAAATTGTCGTCGTCGATTTTCTGTGATGCGACAAGAGCTCCCTGCCTGCGGTCTGGTGATAAGTCAACTGCGAGCCACGTATCTTTGTCTAACGCGAGTTTGATGCCTTCCTTCTTGCAATTATCCCATTGGGTGGCATTAATAACGGGCGAAATTGTGTCCACCCACTGACAAAGTACCTCTGTGCGGACAATATCCTCTGGGTCATTGAGAATTGCCTTGATATTATCTGGGTGAACGGTATAACCCAGTGAAGGATTAGCTTGTGCAACTCCGTGCCAGAATTTAGCCGACCCGTCAAACTTAATGTCTTGGGGTGCAGACCATTCGAACCAGCCAATATCGTCAGCGTTGTCTGTTGCTATCGCTGAATAAGCCCGCTCGCGTAATTTGTTCAAAACAATGGAATGTTGGTCGCCAGCGTTTGAATAAAGCCAGCTCTGGGGATTGGGCGAGCTCATCTGTGTATAACGCAACGCTGCCCACACGTCTTCGTCATAATATTCGCGTACTTCGTCCAAGTGGACGCAATCGGGGGCTGCAATGCCGCGACCAGCTGAGTTATTTGCTCGGACTATGTATCGACGTCCATTTGTGAATTGCAATTCTTGAAATCCCTTAGATTCCAGTTTTTTAACAAACTGAGCAGCTAGTTCTGGGACTTGTTGGACGATTGAATCGACTTTGTAGAAGATTTCAGCTGAAGTGGTGAGCTTGTGGGCTGCGTGAACTTGTAGCTTTTCACCTAGCTCAATAATCCGCCAGATAATCTGCAGCGCCATAAACGTTGACTTGCCTTGCTGGCGTGCGCACAATAAAACCACAACTGGGTGCGCCCAACGCCCGTCGGGTTTAACTTTTAGGCTGTGATGAGCCAACCATTGCTGCCAAGGTAGCAGCGGATAGCCTATTCGGTCACAAAATGTTATAAATTGTTCGGCTTTTGAGGGTAAATCAAGCAGTTTGGTGTGAATACGTGGCTCCGTCACACCTCCTAAAGTCGATAAGTCCCATTTCTTAACGAGCTCTCCCTTATTTTCCATTTTTAGCCCGCTTCTTCCTCATAATGCCTTTTTGAGCCATTTTCGGGAGAAAATTGAACAAGGGGGGTCGGTGTCT